CGGATGCAGGAATTTTAATAGGGCAACCAGGAGTTTTTAATATTACTACTTTTGGAAATATTCGACATTTAAGCGGTTCGGGTTCGGCAACTTTTTATTTTAAAGTATTTCATCGAGATAGTGCGGGAGTCGAAACATTAATTTGTACCTCGAGTATTTCTAATCCGGTAACAGATGGAGGTTATTCTGAATTTACAGCGTCAGGAGTTTGGGATGATGGCGATTTTATAGCAAGTGACAGGATTGTAATAAAATCTTATGCTAATCGTATTGCGGGAGGTTCAGACCCTGTTTATCAATTTCAATTTGGTGGTACTTCACCTGTTAGAACACTTTTACCTGTTCCATTTTCGGTTGTTGATGCTGGTTATGAGTTGAGCGCAAACAAACAAAACTCCCTCGCTATTGACGGAACAGGAACTAAATACCCGACAGTAGATGCTGTTAATGCTGGCTTGCCTGCTAATTATTCTAAAATAGTTTATGTTAATGCAACATCACCAATAACAGCAACAATTTTTGATACTGAAAACCCACCTGTTACGAATGATAACGCTTTAAAAAATGATGTTGCAAATTTATATGTAGGTACAGATGCGAGTACATGGGTATATAATTCAACGACATATGTTACTAAAACAGTAACGGCAACAAATTCTAATTTTTATTTAGCTGGCACAACTACTGATGCTGGAAACACTAAGACTGGACATATAACACGTTCTGGAGCTGTTACACTTACAGGCTCGTTAAACATGGCAATTGCAAAAATATCTACAATACCAAATACTTCTGCCGGTTCTTATGATATTCTTACAAGAAATTCGAGTACTACTGCTTTGGAAAAAATTTCAAGTACTGCTTTAGGGAATTGGACTTATTCGGCAGGATTATTATATCCAAAAAGTTTAACTGATAAGGTTGTAATCGGTACTAATAGCGAGAGTTTAGGCATTCCGTTTACGGTAAAGGCATTTTCTGGCGGTAACTCAATGGCTTATTTCTACGATAATACAGGCGCTTTAATTACAAAATTAGATACAGGCGGAGTTAGTTCTAATATTTTAACAGCAAGTTCTTATATTCTTTCGCCGCAGTTAAATCTAAATGGATACAATGGAGGAATGTTTGGGCCTGGAGCGGTTTCTCAAATTAAACTTTTATCGGGAGAAACTTGGGATATAAAAGGTAAGCTTAAATATAATGTTGACTATTCAAGTACCTACGACGCAAGAACTTTAGTAGACAAAGCGTATACAGACGCAAAAATCACCCAAACAATAACCAACGGAGTAACTGACAAGTCACCAAGTGAAGATGCTGTTTTTGATGCTATTGATGGAGTTGTAAAGACTATAATTTCAGATACCCCAACAAGTACATTGACTGGTACAGTTACTGAAACGTTAATGCATACTTATACTATTACAGGCGGTAAATTACCAGCAAGTTGTGCTCCTAATTTAAAAGTTAGAGTTAGTAAAATCGGAACGGCTGGATTTTGTGCAATAAAAATAAAAGTAAATTCAACTAATAATTTTGCAACGGCTACAACAATTGCTCAATATACTGGTGCGGCTGGTTTTTATACTTTCGTTATTGGGAGAAATCCTGTACTGTTTGGAGGTAACATGATAAATCATAACACTTCAGTTTCAGTATTATCAGACGAGTCAACTGGTGGTGGTTCAGATATAACTTCAATTGCATATGACCCAAGTATTACGCAATATTGGTTTATTTCGTTGCAAAATGGCAGTTCTGCTGATACTTCTCAAATTCGTTCAATAAAATTAACAAATTAATATGATATACACAATTTTAAATAAAGATGGTAAAGAATTATATGCTACTCAGGATATTGAAAATATTCAAGAAAATGAAATAGCAGTCGAACAACTTAGAAAAGTTGAAATGGAAAATCCATACTTTGACTTTGAAACAAAAGAATTTTATAATAAACTTTAAATAAATAAATATGAAAAATTGGAAAACAACTTTAGCGGGATTAGTAGCATCTTTACCAATCGCAATAGATGCTTTAATTACTGCTTATAATGCAGGTGCTTTTACGGATAAATCAGGCGGACAGTTATTGGTGGCTATCGGGATTGCATTATTTGCACGATTTGCCCAAGACAGTAAGAAAGAAGTTAAATAGAATAATTACGCATAATTGCCCCTATTATGACAAACAAAATATTAGAAGAAAAAGTTGATCGTTTAGAAAGCCATTTTAAAGTTTACAAGTCAGACATGACAGATGTTAAGGAAGTTACACGAGATATTAGAAATCTATTAACTGGCACGGAATTAACAGGCAAAAAAGGAGTGGTTCATTTATTGGAACAACTTGAAAGTAAGGTCGATAAATTGGAAGAAAAACAGATCCTAATAGATGATAACATGGCTAATGTTAAGTTTGTCGCAAAAGGGGTGATTACTGCCGTGATAGGCTTTTTTATATGGTTATTTCAAAGTAAATAAAATGAAAAAAATATCTAAATCAGGGATTGAATTATTAGCAGAATTAGAGGGTTTAAGATTAAAGCCTTATTTATGTCCTGCTGGCATTCCTACTATTGGATTAGGCAATACCTTTTATGAAAACGGTACAAAGGTAACCATGAAAGATAAGGCTATTACAAAAGAGCAGGCGTATCATTTGTTTTTCTTAATAGCTACTAAATTTGAAAAGACATTAAACGAAAAATTACCGTTAAATATCAATCAAAATCAATTTGATGCTTTATTCTGTTTTTGCTATAATGTAGGTCAAGGCGCATTTAAGAAAAGTACTTTATTGCGTGTTATTAAATTAAATACTAATGATAAAACAAGTATTACAAATGCTTTTTTAATGTGGAAAGGGAAAAACAATTTATTACTATCCAGACGAAACAAAGAAATTAAAAGATACTTTTCATGAAATACTTAATCCTTATATTTTTATTCATTTCATGCTCAACTACACGTGACGTTAAGCTAAATAAAAGCACGTTTGAATCAGGAGCTATCACGACTAACAACGATGTTATTTTAAAGCAAGAAACTATATTAAACGATATATTTACAATAAAACCATTTGATAATAGTAAGTCTATGTTTTTAAACGGAAAAGAATATAAAAATGTTATCATTACAAAAGATAAAAGTAAACATAATATACTCATAAAAACGATTTACAATAGGCAAACAATTACTAAAACAATTGAGATAACAAAGAATAAGGAAATAAAAAAAACAGACTATACAAGCCTGTTTTTTATATTGTGTTTATTTGTATTTTTATGGTTTTATTTGCCTAATGTTAGGGTGTAATTAGTGTTATATTTTCACAGCGTTTCCAATTTAATTTATCAATATTTACACCGTTAATAATTCCGTATAAATAAGCAGACACAATATCTTTTTTACCACTTCCTGAAAGTTGTTGTCTTGCCTCCATCATCGATTCGCCTTTATTGTTGAAAATCTCGTGATATAAAGAGTAATGTACAATTGCTTTTTTCTTATCAAATAAAGATTTCTTTTCATAAATAGAATAAGACGAAAGCATTATAGTTTTATCGTACTTAAGAGCTTCTTGAAGCAATTCATTCAATTCATTGTCTTCTACAGTTCTTTTGCTTTTTTGTTCATTTTCGTTAATATAGATATAACATCCCATAATTTCTATTTTTTTAAATCAGTTAATAATTCTTCTATTTGCAAAATAAGATCTCCTTTTCGTGAACATAAATTATCGTCACTTTTTTTAACCATTTCTTTATAGTTTTTAATTTTCCATTCTTTAAACTCTATGGCTGATTTAGAATTGTCCTCTTCATTATTTAAGTTTAGAATAATTGTTTTTCTTTTTCTCAATTCTTCCAAATAATCAGAGCATTCATTTTTAACGCCGTTTAGTTTTGATAAAATTTCATTATCAATATTAAATGTTTCCATAAGTTATTTTTGTTTCACTTTTATTTTTCACAATAGTATAACTATTGACATTAAATTCTTTTGCGAGTTCGATACTCTTTTCGAGCGTGTTAATTACTTTTTTCATAATTGTAATACATTTATAGCGGTTAGCATATAGTTAGCATCAATGCTTCGATTCCTTTTCATAAGAACTTATGTTTTTACTCATATTCAAATAAATAATTGTAAAAACAATTGCACCAAATATTACAATTCCCCAATCACCTACTTTGTCAGGTGCTTTATAGGATAATAATCCAGTAGTGACCCAACACATAATTGAACACCATTTCATTTGTCTTTTGAAGTTTTTTGCTTCTTTAATAAATTCTTCACTCATAATAATTTCAGTTTTAAAACCCCGCACTAATGCTAACACAGGTTTGCAAAAATGGCAAGTTCAGTTATTAATTTAAAGTTGTTTTTGTGTTTTTGTGGCTCGGTATTTAACCGAAATTCTAGTCTTGCTTTTTTGCCACTTCTGCAATCCTGATAACGTTAGTAGCAAGACTACGTTAATCGTTCTACATCAATTTCAGTTGCTTCAAATCCTAATCCAGTTTTTTCATCCTTGTAATCTTTTAATAATTTTTCTATAATTTCAGTAATTGCTTTTTCATTGTAATTAACAAAAGCACTAACTGTTTTTATTTTTATTCTATAAACTGTTGCCATTTTTATTTATTTTTTATAAGTTAATTTATCTTTAATAATCCGTCCAGCTACTAACATATGCTACAAGCCATATGCAGACGTTTTGTGCTTTTATTCAAGTTTTATTTTGGTATACGGCGTGTAGCATCAGCCGTTAGCGTCTATTTTCCAAGACGTATTCGTTTTCAACACAATTTAGAAGATGCTCAAGACTATGCTCTAATTTATAATTACTATTCAATAGACTTTTTTCTTGTTCTTTATAAACTTCAGTATAATACTTTTTAAGTTCACTTAACGAAGAATTATCCCAACATTCTTTACAAGTTGCAAAAGTTCCGTTATGTTCTGTGGTGTAAACAGATTTGCTTTTACAATGATTCCAAGGAAATTTGCATTTCATACAATATGAATATGAAGGGTTTAGTATTCTTAAAACAGCCGCTAACATCGGTTTTGACGCATTGCTTTGTTTAGTGGAATTATCATTTTTCATTTTCGTTTAGTTTTAAAAATTAATATTAGTTTTCATAAGTAGCAACGCGACAAAGCCGAGAACCGTTACATCTTATTTTAATTTCAACAAATATACAACATATAAGTATATAATTCACAAACTAAGCTAATTTAGAATTAATATAAATATCAACAAAATGTTGTATTATTCAAATTTAGTTGTATATTTGTCAAACAATTTAAAACAAAGAAATTATGAGCAACACAGAAAAATTTTACAAATGGATGAAAAGAATAAATAACATTTACTTAAATGATAATGAACAAATGACACGTGCATTTCATATAGTAGCTAATAATTAAAAACATGAAAAATAAAGAAACAAAATATGCATTTCCTAATACAATAGTAAATGAACATGGAGTTATAATAACAGGACAAAATGGAATGACTTTAAGAGATTATTTCGCAGCCAAAGCAATGGAAGGAATGATTTCAAGAACTGATGGCTTTTTTGGAGGTTATGAATCAAGTAATGATTCTGCTAAAAAATGTTATGAAATAGCCGATGCAATGCTAAAACAACGTGAGTTATGAAACTAAATACACACACATTTGAATTACAAGGAATAAGTTTAACCGCTTATTATACGGTTAGCGGTAAGTACTACCCAGCTATACAACACGAACCAGAGGAATTTCCTGATGTTGAAGTACATAAGATAACATTAGAAGATAATCCAGTCGACATTCAAGAGTTATTACAAAATTACGAAGAAGAAATTTATAAAATATTAAACGATGAGCAAAGATTATAAAGTTACAACGTTCGGGTCTGGTTGCTATATTATAGTAACGAATTACCCAGCTATAAATGAAATAGCAAATGCAAGATTTAGCGATAAAGAACGCATAAAAAAACAAGAGTACGCAATCGGATTTTGGAAACCTAAAAATAAATAAAAATTATGAAAACAGACTGGAGAAAATACAGAAAATCAACACACCTTGCGAGTGCTGACTTAGACGCAATGGAAACAGACGGATTGACTTTAATATTTACAATTAAAAATGTAAAATATGAAATAGGTGTCGATGTTTCAGGAACTAAACAAGACGGTATATTTTGTTATTTTATCGAAGCAGTAAAGCCTTTAAAGTTAAACTCAACTAATAATAAAATATTAGCTGGATTTGCAAAACAGGATGGATTAATAGGTAAAGAATGCCACGTTATAGAAAATTGGGCAGGTATGAAATTAGAGTTATATGTTGACCGTAATGTTAAAATGATGGGAGCTATAACAGATGGAATCAGAATAAAACCAATACGACCAAAAGAAAAAGTAAAACCTAATTTTACCGAAGATAAGTTTGAAAGTGCAAAAAAAGCAAATGCAACTATTGAACAAATAGAAAAAAATTATATACTAACCGAAGAAATTAAAATAAAATGGAACAATTACAACGTATAGACGAATGGTATAACGGGCGATTAGGTAAGTTTACGGCATCGGAAATTTATAAATTAATGGGAATTAAAGGACTTGGTGAAACTGGTAAAACTTATGCCTTTGAAAAAGCTATCGAAGAACTTTTCGGAACGTTAGAAGAAAATTTCGTTTCTTATGATATGGAGCGAGGGATTGAATTAGAACCTTTAGCATTTAATAAGTTTAAAGAATTGAAATCTTTAGATTTTATAGAAGTTTCAAAGTGTGGATTTATTGAATTAGGAGAAAATGCAGGTGCAAGTCCTGATGGCTTAGTAGGCGAAAATGCTATTTTAGAAATTAAATGTCCAAGACAAAACACTTTTTTTAAATTAGTTGCTGAGGGCGAAATTGATAAAAAATACTTATATCAAATGCATATGCAAATGATGGCTACTAATAGAATTAAGGCACATTTCTTCAATTATATTGTTTTCGAGGGCATAGAATATTGGCATGAAATAATTATTAACCGTGACGAATCTATTTGTGATTTAATATGGGACAGAATAATTGAAGCGGAAGAAATTAAAAAAGAGTATATAAACAAAATTAATAATAATAAACAATTTTAAAACATGGAAATTACAGGTATTATTGAAAAAGTGTTACCGTTAGAGTCAGGAGTTACAAAAGCAGGAACTGATTGGCAAAAACAAAACTTTATCGTTACTAATAACGATAGTTACGATGGTAAAAAACAAATATTTTGTTTTGAGATATTTGGAGAGGAAAAAGTGCAAAACTTCAACAAGTTTAATAAAGTAGGCGATAGCGTAAAAGTTGATTTTAATATATCAACCAACGAATGGAAAGATAAATATTTTACATCATTACAAGCGTGGAAAGTGTTTAAGTCAGAATCAACTTCAGCGTTACCAGAAAAAGAAAATGAATATAAAATACAGGAAGAAGTTGAAGATAACTTACCATTTTAATTTATTCACCCACTTATTAACCCACTTATTAACCCACTTTAAACGGTGGGTTTTTATTTAGAATTAATATAAATTATATCATTATGTTATACCAATTGATATAAAGACTATCTTTGAGAAAATTAAATAAATAGAAATTATGAGAGAAATTAAGTTTAGAGCGTGGCATCACGGAGGAGGTGACCCAAGGATTAAAGGAGATATGAGATATTCTGATGATTTAGAAATATTTTTTAGAAATGTAAAGAATGAACCGTTAGCAGTTGAAACAATGCAATTCACAGGATTAAAAGACAAAAACGGTATTGATATTTATGAGGGTGATTTACTAAATTTTGGTTTAAATAATAAAAATGAAGCTGTAATTTTTTATAAAGGCTCTTTTTCTATATTTAACGAACCTATTGGCTGGGATTTTGACCAAAGTGATGGATTTCAACTATACGACTTTAGACATTGCGAAATAATCGGAAACATATACGAAAACCCAGAACTTTTAAATAAATAAATAAATTATAACAATGAATCAAAACCAAATAATATTAAAAGAACTGATTAAAATATCAGGACTTACGCAGAAGAAATACGCTGAATTTCATAATATATCAGCTCAGAAACTATCTAATTGGGTTACAGGTTATCGAAATATTCAGTTTTGTACCTTAGAATTATTAGCCTTTGAAGACGGGTACAATATTAAAGTTAATTATAAAATAGAGAAATTATGAAATTAAGAGAGAAAATACAGTTAGCTTCTGAAATACCTTTATACGACGGAGAAAAAGAACGTTTAGAAAAAATAGCCGATGATTTTGCTATTGGGTTTGCTGAGTGGGTAATTAACGGAAATATAAGTAATTTTTTATACTCGCCAAGTGAATTATTAGAAATATATAAACAAGAGAACGAATTATGAAACAATATAAATACATCGGAGAAAGCAATCCATTTTTAACTAAAAACAAAATTTACGAAATAAAAAATAATAATACATTCATAGATGATATAGGATGTTTAATTTATTTAGGAATAAATTTTTTGAACGAAAATTTTAAAGAAATAAAACCATGCTCAATAGTAGAGTCAGTAAGACAACAATTATTAGACCGTTCTAACGCAGGATTATTAAAATACGGTGTTACGTTAGATAGAGATGATTTAAGTCTTTTAGATTGGTTAGAACACGCAAAGCAGGAACAAATGGACAGCGTTTTATACTTAGAAAAAATAATACAAGAACTTAGAAAAAAAGAAACTTGGTACAACGAGGAACAGACTAACAAAAGAATGAATGTTATTGGACAAAACGGAAACGATGGAACTCACTATGAAAATAAATAAATTATGAAAAAATACGATTATTTAAACCCCGAAATTATCGAGAAGATTAAGGAAAATAAAAATAATACCCAAATCGCAAATGAATTATTGCCAAACGGAACTTATGCTGAATTAGATTATTTAAGAAAATATGTTTCTTTTATAAAATCAAATCAAGGTGTTTTAAATGCTTGTGACAATCTAAGTGTTGACCCAAGCACAACTCCGATGTTATGGTTAAAAACAAAAACAGAAAGCATAAGAGTTACAAATCCTTTATTCGTAAAACCTGAAGAAAAACTTTTCCAAGACTTAAGCGAAACATTAATAAATGATTTAAAGAATTATTCACCTAAGTTCCCAAAATTGGAAAGGATTGAAGATAATGATTCTTATTTACTTGTGTTAGACCCCGCTGACATTCATATAGGAAAATTGTGTAGTGCTTTTGAAAGTGGTGAAACTTACAACAATCAGGTTGCTGTTAAGCGTGTATTAGATGGTGTTCGTGGAATATTGCAAAAAGTATCTTCTTTTAAAATTGATAAGATTTTATTTATAGGTGGGAATGATATTTTACATATCGATAGCCCAAGAAGATTAACAACTTCAGGAACTCCGCAGGATACTGATGGAATGTGGCATACTAATTTTTTAATTGCAAAACAATTATATGTAGATGTTTTAGAAATTCTATTAACCGTTGCTGATGTGCATTTTACGTTTAACCCATCAAATCACGATTATACTAACGGTTTCTTTTTAGCAAATGTAATAGAAACCTATTTTAAAAATTGTGAAAACATTACTTTTGATTGTTCTATAATGCACCGAAAGGGATTTAAATATTATGATAATTTAATTGGAACTACTCACGGCGATGGAGCTAAACAACAGGATTTACCTTTATTAATGGCGGTTGAGTTCAGTAAAGAATGGAGTGAAACCAAACATCGATATGTATACACGCATCATGTGCATCATAAGACAAGTAAAGATTATGCCGGTATAACAATTGAAAGTTTAAGAAGTCCAAGCGGAACCGATAGCTGGCACCACCGTAATGGATACCAACACGCAAAAAAAGCAGTTGAAGGATTTTTACACTCAAAAGAAAACGGACAGATTTTAAGAATTACACATTTATTTTAAATAATAACCGTAACAAATAATAAACAAAAACGTTACAAAATGTCAAGTTTTTAGCAATATTAACTTGACATTTAAAAATAATAAATTATGATAAAATTTAAAAAATTAACACATAAAATAGGGTGTGAACTCGGAAAATTAACAATTATTATGGAAAATTGTAAATGCAAAATACCAGAACCACAAATAAAAGTAAGCGAAAATGGTATAAACAGTTATTGCAAAAAATGTTGTAAAAATTATAAATCTAAGTAAATGAAAAAACAAAGTAACCTAACCAGAATTAAACGAATTTTAGAATTTTACCGCAAACGTGGTTGCAATTCTGAAAGAGCAAATGAAGTTTATAGAAAAATTATAAAAGAAAGATTATGCTAACAATTACAAATGAATGCAACATGGAGTTAATGTCCCGTTATCCAGATAATTATTTCGATTTAGCGATAGTTGACCCGCCCTATGGGATTGGAGCTGATAAGGCTCAAAACGCTGGAGGAGAAAAATTTGGCTATAAAAAATATAAAGAATCAGACTGGGATAGTTCAATTCCTTCAAAAGAATTTTTTATTGAACTTCAAAGAGTTTCTAAAAATCAAATAGTATGGGGTGGAAATTATATGACTGAATTTTTACCACCATCAATGGGTTGGATAATTTGGGATAAAGGACAAAGAGGTTTTTCTTTAGCTGATGGAGAAATGGCGTGGACTTCTTTTAATAAAGCAATGCGTATATTTGAATTTAGTAGAGCTGGATGTATTAAAAGTAATAATACAATGATTGAAAAATTTCATCCCACAGCAAAACCATTTGAACTATACAAATATTGCCTTGATAAATACGCAAAAGAAGGCGATAAAATACTCGATACTCATTTAGGTTCAGGTTCAATTGCAATAGCTTGTCACGATTACGGATTTGATTTAACAGCTTGTGAACTTGATAAAGAGTACTTCGATAAAGCAATGGAGAGGATTAATAATCATGTTGCACAACAAAAACTATTTTAATGGCAAAACAAAAAAAACCTAAACCTCCAACAATCGACGAAATAGAAAAAGAAATTAAATTTTTATTAGTTTCTAAAACAGATAATCAAAGACTAAAAGAATTACAAAAAAAAATCGATTATTTTAATTGGGGTATTAAATAAAATGTTATATTTGTATTTGTATTGTTCGGGCAGGTTCGATACATAGAAGAAATTTTAAAGAAGCTC